AATAGATGACTGAAGCAATTTAACGCTTCTACCTGGCCCTGCATTAACTCCCATTGAAAATACAACAAAGTCGAGTCCCCTAGGTAATACTTCTCCATAGCAAGGCCTCCAATATTTCTGTTCGTATAAAGGTGCTACATCTTCTTTAGTCAGCTTTTTAAGGCTTTCTACAAGGTGTCCTACATATTCTTCCCAAACACGCTTAGTAACGCCTAGGTTTGTTTCGCCACCTGGGTCGCTAGGATGATTGACCCAACCACCTTCAGACTTTAATACTAAGTCTAAACACTCTTTAAAGTTACCCTGCATTTTCTGACCCTATTTTGATACCTGTAATTAGCCCAATAAAGCCACCTACAATAGTTTGAAACGCTGGGCCAACAATTTCAAAGACTTTGTTGTTATCTACTTTTTCGTCAAACAAGCCAATCAACATGGTTATAACCATAGAAATCAAAATAACCGCCAGCGTATAGCAAGCAGTTAGGGTAACTTTTTTTGATAACTCTTCCATTACTTAATGCCTATTTGCTGATTAATCCAAGACTGTAGGCTGACTAATTGCTGCGTGGTTTCAGCGCATTGTCCAATAAGCTCTGCGTAGGCGGTGTTTGCATTAGCAATGCTGGAGGTTGTGGAAAGGTTGGACACGCTGCTGGAATTGGGCTGGCGCACCCCATTAGCGTAATACTGGCGCAACAAAGCAAGTTTCGCATCATATTCATTGGATATTCCCTTAGTTACAAGTTCGTGTTGTTTTTGGATTGATTCGACATGTGCTTCTTGTGCTTTGGCGGCAATTTCAACTGACTTCTTATATTCAACATATCGTGAATAGCCCATCCACCACCCAGTGCCGAAAGCAACAGAAAGCACAGCGCCAATAATTGCCAATTTTGCATAATCTATCATCTGTAACCACTCAGCCTTGGTGAAAATACGAAAGTAGCTTGCCATTCAGATGGTTTAGGTTGGACATTATCATCGACCAAACCACGAATATTCCAGCCCAAATTAACATAAATACAACGGCTAAAGCCAATAGGGGCAACAAGAGTAAATTGAAACAATCCATTAGCGTGAACCAAGCACCAGCCTGCTTTTGCATTGTCATTGTCCTTAATTGTTTTATTGCCAATTACTTTTGTAGTATATGGTGCGGTGATATACCTAAGCGCAAAAGAATACGCAGGGTTTCTCCATAACCATTTTACTTGTGACCAATAGCTTTTACCGTTTTTAGATTTAAATGTAGCATCACCATATAGGTCGTTATCAGGGGTCATAAACCAATTAAGACAAGTTGGCAAACGAGGGCCATAGTCCTCATAGCTGTGGTTGTCGCACCATCCGTACTGGATAGATGCAAACGCAGGCAATATGGGCGCTAAAATGACCGCTACAAGCGTTAGTAAAAGACTAATAGGTACAAGAATTAGATAGATTAAATAAATCATCTTACAGGCCCAGTAGTAAGAAAGCGCAATACAGCAACAATGACACCAATGCTAACCAAAATAATGCCATAGTATTTTTGGTCAATGACCCCTTGTAAATATGAAAAGTTGTCTAGCAATGCGCCAAACACTACTAACAACAAAGAAAACCACATTGTGCGTGATTTCATTTGCCTGTGATGTAATGACTTATAAAGCCAATAAAAGTAGAAAAAGCTGACACAACTGCCATGCCCATCCAAAAGCCGCCTCTGCCTTTATTAGCTAAAGCCAAAAGTTCTTCCATGCCTTCTTCTAGCTTATCTACTTTATTATTTAAATTATCAACTTTTTCCCAAAGCTGACCATATCTGACAGGGTCAATTTCAAACGACATATCTCACTCACTTTTTAGGGGTTTTGCGAGTAGTCGCTTTTTTAACGGTTTTTTTAGCTACTTTTTTGGCAGCAGGTTTTGGTGTAACAGGAAAATCAAAGGCAGGTTTAGCCTGAAAACCAAATTTGTCAAGAATCCAAGTAAAAGTGAAGTTCATGTTAGACCTTAATAATAAAGTTAATAGCAAGGTATGGTGGAAGATTAGCGTTTGTACCGCTTACACCAGCCGTAGCAACGGTAGTTGTAATGTTTGCAGAAGCTGTGCCTGTATTTTGGCTGCTAATAGCTGTCAATACGCCTGAAATATTAGGTGAACCATAGGCTTGGAATGTGCCACCCATTGAGTGAGCGTGCCCTGAATCAGTAGATGTTGCTGTATGAGTATGGCTTACAACAACAGCATCTTTAGAACCGCCAGTAGCCGCTAAAGCAGCAGTTCCAGCGCCAATAGGGAAACGGTCAGCATAATTAGGCAAATTAAAGGTAGTAGAGCCATCACCAACACCAAATGTTGTGCCAATAACAGCAAACAAAGCAGCATAAGTAGAACGAGAAACTGCTGTTCCTGTACACAATAAATAGCCTGTAGGAGCAGTAACTGTAGGCCACATTTGAATTGTGCCTGTTACAACTGAATTAACAGTAGCTAGTTGGGCTACATTAACGGCATCGGTAGCAGCAACGCCAGTACCTAGACCTGTAATAAGATTGCCGCCCATTTGTAGGTTGCCAGTTACAGGTGTTTGCCCATCAGCAGCTACAGAACCAGTCAATGCTGTAGAAATATCAGAAAGGGTTGTATTAGCCCAGTTTGAAGTGATGGTTGTACCTGTTACTACAGGATTGCCTGTAGGAAGGTTATATATACCGCTACCGTTTCTACTCATTTTCTGCTCCTTTACCGCCAGCTCTTATAAAAGCTGCCAATTTGTCAATTTCTGATTTTCTCATTTTTGATGCAATATATTTAGAACCAGTAGTTACAGCAGGAGCTACAAAAGCGCCTACTGGACCTCCAAGAGCAAAACCAATTAATGAGCCAGCACCAGTTCCCAAAATGTTTCTAAGGCTTGTTTTTCCTAATGCGGATAACATATTTTGAGTGCCACTTCCTTCTGCAACTTGTCTAATAACTTTTTGTTCTTCAGGTGTAAACAACCGCATTTTGTCATCATTGCTTGCTAAAGCTAACATTTTGTCTCTTAAATACATATCTACAGATTTTTTAGATTCATTTAATTCAGCTTTATCAATCATATTGGTAAAAGTTTCTGATTTAGCCAATTTAGACCAAGTATCACGGCCTTCTTTCCAAGCTTGTGCGCCTTCTTTAGAGCCTACAGATACAGCGCTTTCTGGAGCGTCAATAACATATTCATCAAATTTAGATTTAAGAATACTAGCTAAACGCCTTTCTTTAGGAATGTTGCTTGATTGAGCGCCTGAAATTATTTCTCTTAAAGCTTGTAGTTCAGTAAAATCTTTTGGTATAGAAGGATTTTGAAGCTCTTTTAATGCTCCTGTAACCATTGGATAAGCATTTGGTGTATAACCTTTGCTTCTTAATTCAGCGCCAATGTCAGTCATTTTTTGAACAAATTGTTCAGGTTTAAATAAAACTCCAGCTTGTTCTGCGGCATTAAATGCAGTATCAGCTTTATTAGACAATGTTTCCATTGTAGGAGCTGTTTTAGCAATATCTTCAATATTAATTTTTGGTTCGCCACGCAATGCTGTAGTCATATTTTTAACTACAGGACTAATATTTTGACCAACAGCTTGAGCGACTTCTCCAGTTTCTCTAATTCCTTGATTTAATGCAGGATTTCTTAAAGCATTAGACATTGAAGGAATGGCCCCAATAGTGCCAATATAAGGAGGTAATTTTGCCGCTTCTAATGCACCGCTTAAAGATTCTAGACCACTTATAGAAACAGGTGATGTTGGCTGAAATTGTGTTTTTTCTCTAGCTTGTCTGTAATACATATCTCTAGCTTCACCGCTAGGGGCTTGCCCTTGCATGGTAGCATCTAAAGCACTTCTACCAAGACCATAAGCCATTGATACAGGTTGTGAAATAATTCCGCTACCAATGGTTGCAGGCACTTCGTACAAAGCTTTTAATTTATCAGATATACTGCGTTTTGGCTCAACAGGGGCAACACTACCTCTGTTTTGCTCAGTAATAACAGTAGGAACATCGCTACTAATATTTGTACCCATTGTGCGTGGGCCAACAGGAGGAATAGAACCACCTTTTAACAACATTAATCCTTCGTCTGATACTTTAGATAAGCCACCAGACTTTAAAGCCATTAAATCGTCATCAGATAATTTAGATAAATCCATTATTGTTGTCCTGATTTCTTTTTGTTTGCTCTTTTTGCTATTTCTGCATCAATGTCAGAAGCAGATGGTGCGTTTTTACCGCCAGAAGTTGCAATGCCACCAACACCATACAATTTTTGTATTCTGTCTAATGCATCAATATTAGACTCGTAATCCAAAGATGGGTCTGTAGCAGTCTTTAAATATTGTTGCAATTCAAAGTTAGAATTTAACTCTTGAGCAGACATTCCAGTAGCTTTCTTAATGGCTTGCATTAACAATGTTCTTGCAGAATTAATTGTGTTGCGTGCAGATTGATTTTCAGTACCAAAAACTTTTCCAGCTAATTGACCTAATGGGCTAGAAGCTATATATGCAGGAGCATTTTCTAATCCAGCTCCTTTTCCTGTAATGCCGCCAGCGCCTTTTAAGAAAGCATAATTGTCTTTTAAGTCTGAAACCAAAGTATCTACAGTTTCTCTGCCAACATTGGCTGTTTGCGCTTTAATATCAGCAGGGCCTCCAGGTATGGCTTCTAAACCTTTACCGTCAGCAGTCATACGATAACCCATAGGAATTCTTGAATGGCCTTGATTGGCTGCAAGAATTTGTAAATGTTTTCTTTGATAATCATTCATTTGATTTTGAAAATCATTAAATGAACCTTTAAAATTACCGCCTTCAGGAGTTTGAGCATATTTATATTTAGCCACTTCTTCAGGAGTCTTAGGAAAAGCTTCTTGAGCAAGCACAGGCGCAATAGAGCGCACATTTGGATTTTCTGACAATAATGCTTTAGCCATGGCTGCTCTTGGATTAGCTTCAACAGCAGGATATTCAATAGTAGGCGAAACTCCATTGTAAGCAGGCCCAGCAACTTGTTCGCTTGGCAATGCTTTACGACCACCAGCCATTGTCATAACATCTTCAATATCTCTTACGCCTTGTTGGCGCAATTTATCTGCAATTTCTTTTTGTTTTACATCAGCTTCGTTAAGCATAGATTTACCAGCCCAAATATTAGCTAATTTTGCAATGCCTTCCCAAGGACTAGCACCAACATAACGACCTGAAATCATTTGGCCTTTTAAATTTTGGTCTATTCCTTGTTGCATAAGGGCTTTAGCAAGAGCTTTTTGTTCTGCTAAACCAATAATTTCTGGGTTTGTTTGGTCGTAAGTAGCCATAATATTCCTTAAACTCCTGACGAATAGTCAGAACTTGATGCAAGATAATTAAGTGGATTTGCGCCTGCTGCATAAGTAGGGTCAGGCACAATATTGCCTTTGTTATCTCTCATTTGGCCTAATGCTAAGCCAGGTTTTTGTTGCGCTCTTAAAGCATCAGCCATTGATTGCAATGGAGAAGGTTGTTTATCTGACAATGCTTGTTGGTTTAATGCTTTCATTGCGTTCATATTTTGATTGTATAAATCACGCTGACCACCAATGTTTTGCATTGTTGGGTCTTGTCCGCTTACATTTAGCATTTGTAAATATTGAGAAACATTATCCATTATGTAAATGTTCCTTTAGGTGACATCATGCCAGCACCAGCAAGGCTAAATAAACCACCCATTGTTGCATTTGCTCTAGCATTTGCAGCATTAGCGTTAGCTTGATTGTTTTGATTGGCAAGCCCCATTGCGCCTAATACATCAGCACCAGCAGTTGTAGCTTGTTGTGATGGACTTACATAAGATGGGGAAGCAAAGGCTTTAACATTAGACGCATAGTTAAATGGCGCATTAAGGTTAGTAGCGTATGTACCTTGTTGCTGACCGTATGCTTGTTGATTGGCTTGTAAGCCAACACCCATACCACCAGTAACAGCGCTAGTTAGCTGGTCATTTTGTGATTGTGCCAATAAGCGTTTGGCATTATTGTAGGCCTCTGAACCAGGCATAATTCCTTGGTTAGCAAGCTGTTGGTCAGACATTTCTGCTTGGTGTTGCAAATTAGGTTGCAATCTACGCATAATTGCGCTTGTATAATCTTCGCCAGGATTAATGCCAGTAGAAGGCAACCCTGTAGGGTTAAATTGGCTAAAATCAAATCCACTTACAGCAGCCTTTGATTTATCTACAGCGCCTTGTAATGAAGGGTCTATAGTTTGTGTGGCAGTCCACATCGGATTGCCTTGCGAATCTGTACCTGTTTGAGTATAAGCTAAAGAACCATAAGGGGTTATTTGATTTACACGATTAGCAGCAGTAGCAGCTTGAGCAGCAGCAAGATTGCCTTGTGCTGTAGCATTTGCAGCGCCTGTATAGTCTGGTGTCGCTACTGTCTGAGGCGACCCAAATAATGTGTCCGTTATTGGACTTAAAATTCCTCCACCACCACCCATGTCAATCTCCTTTTAAAGGCGTTTTTATATCGAGCCATCGACAATTTTCACGCCTCATAGCTAATATCACCAAATCCCCATCTAAATGGGCATCTTCAATATACGCTTTATCAACAAAACCAAGGTGTCGGTCTAACTTCAATGCCTCCTCATTTGTGGAAGCTACTGCCGCTAGTATAACCTTAACTTTCAATGAGTTAAAGGGGTAATCAAAAGCTGCCCATAATAAATCTTTGCTAATCCAATTTGGCGTTATTGAAGCTACGTGCATACAACAAGATTTGTCTTGAAAATTAGTATAAGCAATAACTGCTGCTATTTTTCCATCAATTTCTTGTCCTATACACATGGTTTCTTTACCAAACTGCGTACCTAAAACACCTGTAATCCAACTTCTTAATTTTTCTTGGTTTTCTGTAGTAACTCTACGCATTACAGAACGCCACCTTTTTCCATTACATAATCCGTAGAAGTCCATTTAAAATCAATACCTTGCGATGCAATAGACAAGTTTACGGAAGCTGCAAATCCTAGTCCAGTTACGCCATACCATGTTTTTGTAACCAAATCGCCAGAACTCCATAAAGCATCATCCCAAACAGACACATCCCAAACTCCACCTACTGTAGAGGCTGGATTAAATGACAACATACCAAACTCAGTTTGAGGTTCAAAATCCGTACTAATATTGACTGCTGTCGTTGGAACGCCATTGTTTGATTGAAATATTGGGCGAACCATTGTGTAACGTTTTAACTGACCTGGGCTGTCAAAATAGCTATAGGCTTGTTGGGCGGCAGCTTGAATATTAGTGCCATTATCTGCGTTTCCTTGATAGAAATTGGCTACATAACCATCGCCACCAAAGTAAATTTCATTAGCTCCTGATGTTTCCCAGCAATAAGCCTCAAGACCTGTAAATCTAGCCCATGATTTTGTAATGGTGTGCATTACATATTGCTCCACTCCATCACTAACAGGAATGTTTAATATGAGCATATTTTCACTTGCAAAATAGTTGATTTGCCAACCAAAATTAGCATAATAAGTAGTTGC